ACAAGCAGGTCCTGGCTAGCAACTCACTACCTGTAGGTTTTTACGATGACAGGGCTGACTTTGAAAAGCTGATTGGCAACGACGTATCAGTATTCGAACTGAACAACCGACTTAAAGATGCTTACCGTTTGGTTAAGGATGCCCCAGTTGATGTGACAGAAAAACTGCGCACAATGTACGGTCTTAGCGACGGAGATATTGCCGCCTACTTTATTGACCCGGATCGCATTAGGCCATCCCTTGTCGCTTCTGATTACAAGCGCCAGGCTCAGGCAGCTATGGTTGCAGCCAACGCCCAACGTCTTGGTGGTCTCAATGTTTCGGTTGGATTTGCTGAAGGCGCTGCTGCACAGGGCAAGACCCAAGCCGAGCAAGAGAAAGCATTCACCACCATTGCCGACATGAACGAACTCCGCAGAACTCAGGGTATTGAGCGCGGTCTGACGGCAGATCAGTTGGCTGGTGCTGCTTTAGGTACAGACATGGAAGCTCGCAAGATTCTTGAAGATCGGAAGAAGAACCGCATCGCCGGCTTCTCTGGTGACACGAACTTTACTCAGACACAATCTGGTGGCGCAATCAAGAGTGGTATCGGACAAGCTTAGATACTTGACAGTGTCAGGTAGTGGTGTACTATTGAACTAGTTCCAGTAGGAACAACCATCGGAAACCCCCCGGCTTCGGTGTGCTAAATAGGGGTGAGTAATGCAGCCGTTTGGACCCTCCAGCCAGACGTGGGCGGAGGAGTGGGTCATGCAAGAACAAGACTTCAATGAGGACGACGTTCAAGACCAAGAGCAGCAACATCGGGATCCAGTTCGATCACACCTGAGAAAACTAGAAGCCGAGAATAAAGAACTTCGACAGTTGAAAGCAGAAGCTGAAGAGGCCAAGAAGAAGATTGCTTTCGTAGAAGCGGGTATTGACCTTGCATCTCCGATGAGTAAGTACTTCATCAAAGCCTACGACGGTGATATGTCAGCTGACGCGATTCGAGCTGCAGCCGCAGAAGCAAATCTCACACAACCTAAAGCACCTCAGATGGCCCCGCAAGAACAACAGGCGTGGAACCGAATGGGCAATGCCGCAAGGTCTGGAGACATCGCAGAACCGGTGGTCGACTACGCCGCAAGGATGGCTAACGCCAAGTCCGAAGCTGAAGTGATGGAATTGCTGGCTCAAGCAAGAGCTAATCAATCAAACATCATCTAACTTAAGGACAAAAAATCATGGCAGGAGAAACAACAACCTCGTCTCTGTCTGTTGATCAGGTAGCGTTTGACCGTCTCGCGTATTTCGCGTTGCGTTCAGAAATGCTGTTCGATCAGGCAGCTGACGTACAACCAGTAGCACAGGCAATGCCTGGCACGGGTGTCACATTCACAATCTTCAACGACATCGCAGCAGCGACCAGCACGTTGAGCGAAACAACCGACGTAACCCCAACGGCATTGTCGGACAGCCAAGTAACTGTAACTCTTAACGAGTACGGTAACGCAGTTGTCACCACCGCCAAGTTGCGTGGAACAGCGTTCTTGGACGTTGACTCGGCAGCAGCAAACATCATCGGTTACAACGCCGGTGACTCGTTGGACCAGATCGTCCGCGAAGTTCTTGCTGCAGGTAGCAACGTGGCTTACGCAACTGGTGGCGCTTCGGCACCATCAAGCCGTGTAACCATGGCTGTTGACGACCTGTTGGTAGCAAACGACATCCGCAAGCAGGTAGCTGCTCTGCGTGGTGCCAACGTTGCAACCTTCAACGGTTCGTACATCGGCTTCATCCACCCAGACGTATCCTACGACTTCCGTTCAGCAGTGGACGTGGCTTCGTGGCGTACACCAGCTAACTACGTCAACCCAGAAGGCATCTACAACGGCGAAATCGGCTTGTTCGAATCCGTCCGTTTCATCGAGACACCACGCGCGAAGATATTCACCAACGCGTTCAACGGTGCCGGTGCTGCCGGAACGGGCGACTCGTACGCAACCTTGATCATGGGCCGTCAGGCTCTTGCCAAGGCGTTCAGCGCACAGGACGGAAACGGCGCAATGCCAAAGATCGTTCGCGGCAACGTGACCGACATCTTGATGCGTTTGCAACCAATGGGTTGGTACTGGCTCGGTGGCTACGGCCGCTTCCGCGAAGCTTCATTGCGTCGCATTGAGTCGGCATCGTCAATTGGTACTAACGGCTCATAAGTAAACCTGCTTGGCCCTCTCACCTAGTTAGAAAGCTAGGTGGGGGGGCTTTGCTATAGTGGTAACAACAGAAAGGTTTCTATGTCAATCTCTAACTACGCAGAACTCAAGCTCCTCGATCATGTAACCGGTCGCGCTGCATTCACCATCCCAAGCAACGTTTACTTGAAGTTGCACACTGGTGACCCAGGCGAGGATGCAACAAACAACGCCGCAACAGAAGCCACTCGCAAGGTGGCAGCTTGGTCTGCTGCTTCTTCGGGAGCAATTGCAACAAGCGCAACTGTTGAATGGACGAACGTTTCCACCACCGAGACCTACACACACTGGTCAATGTGGGATGCTTCGACTGCAGGCAACGCACTGTGGACGGGTGCACTTTCTGCATCTGCTGCTGTAACCGCTGGCGACACTTTTCAGATCACCTCGCTTACACTTTCGCTTGACTAGTAGATAGGGCAGGCCCCTATGGCTGCTATTCAAAGCACGCTAACTAAATATTCGACACCATACCTGCCCAGTCCTGGGCTTTACTCTGGTGCGCCCATACATCAACATACAGGTTCTGCATCTGCTATTGGTGCATCGTCTGCAACAAGGTTAACAATTGCAGCAAAGTCTGCTACCGGTTCTGGTGTTGGTTCTTCTTCTGCAACCAGACTTAGGATTGTTCCCAGAAACGCAACTGGTTCTGCTGTTGGTAACTTCACAATTGTAGTCTCCGGACCAATACAATTCAGGCTTGGTGGACTTTCTGACTACTCTTTCCCTTATCTGAACGGTGGTCGCTTTTACGTTGGAGCCCCTCTCAAGCAGCGAGCAGCAACAGGTTCTGGATCTGGTGCATCAACTGCAACAGGTATCTCAACTAGGGCAAGGATGGCTACCGGTTCTGGAACCGGAACATCTTCGGCTACTGGTGTTCGCATTGCGTTTAGAACGGCAACCGGATCCGCTGTTGGTAGTTTCACGATTGTAATCTCTGGTCCGATCCAGCTTCGTCTTGGTCGATTGACCGACTACTCATTCCCGTACCTAAGTGGTGGTCGCTACTACATAGGACCAGCAATATACGAACGAACAGCTGTTGGTAGTGGAGCCGGAACTCAGTCGGCTACACGTCTGGTAAAGAACTTAAGGCAAGCAACTGGTTCTGGTGCTGCTGGTGAATCAACAAGTACCGACAAAGAGATCCTGTTCAGGTCTGCAACCGGCTCTGCAACATCCTCAAGCGAAGCTGATCCGTTCTTGCTTCTCAAGAGAACGGCTTCTGCATCTGCCGCTGGATCTTCTTCCGTAAGCTTCTTGCGCGGACTCTTGAGGGTGGCAACTGGAGCCGGAGCCGGAACATCTAGTGCGGTAAGACTTGTCAAGAATCTCAGAGCTGCTACTGGTTCTGGTGTTGGATCTGCGGTCGCGGTACGACGCATAGTAAACATCAGATTTGCCACTGCATCCGGAACGGGAACATCTTCATCCGTTTCACTTGAGCTTTTGCCGAGAACAGCAACAGCCTCTGGTGTCGGTTCTACAAGCGGTGAGGTGCTTTGGTCTAAGTCTCGCATCTTCCGAGTACCACAGACAACCACCTACACCTTTGCAACAATGTATGACACGTTCAATCCAAAAGAGCGATTGATGGCCCACATAGCTCCACAAATTCGAGCAGAGAACCTTTACAGATTGTCCGATGGCACCTACACTATTAACGATCCAAGAAACAACAGTGCGGTAAGAACCTACCTAGGTGCACACAACATATTCTTGGATGACACAGAGGTTGCAGAACTTACCGCTGCAGGATACGGAGCCTACATAACATGATCCATAGGAATGTCCATCCGGGGCTGGATGTTGAGGGGTGCTTTGCTTGTCGCGTATCAGGTGTGCGCATGGGCGCAAACAGCACAACCAGTAGGGGGTCCCAGGTGGAAGCAACAAACAAGGTTGAGCGCGGTTGGCAGAAAGATATGCCGGCCTACAAGCGCATGCGCAAAGAAGGACTACAACCAAAGCGCATCGATGGTGCCGCAGAGGTGGAGAAAAAAGCAGAGCACAAGTGGCAGGTTGAGACTGGACTAGGTATATGAAAACAAAATCAAAAGTCAATGAAGCTGGCAATTACACAAAGCCAGAAATGCGGAAGCGTTTGTTCAACAAGATTAAGGCCGGATCTAAAGGTGGAGATCCGGGTGAATGGTCTGCTCGTAAAGCACAGTTACTTGCTAGCGAGTACAAGAAAGCTGGCGGTGGGTACAAGTAATGGCTCTCGCTAAATCCCAACAGTCTCTTAAGAAGTGGGGGAAAGAAAAGTGGTCTACGTCTGACGGCACCCCATCAAAGGGAAAGAAAAGATACCTACCTGCTGCAGCATGGAATGCTCTGACTCCTGCTGAAAAAGCAGCAACCAATAAAGCAAAAGCAAAGGGTAACGCAAAGGGAAAGCAGTTTGTCCCCAACACCCCAGCAGCCAAGAAGGCTGGAAAGAAGGCAAGAAGTGGCAATTGAATATCGCGGTGAGAAGTTTTCCGGGTACAACAAACCAAAGAAGACTCCCGGTGCCAAGAAATCTCATGCTGTGCTTGCAAAGTCTGGAGCCCAGGTCAAACTAATTAGGTTTGGTCAGCAGGGTGTTCAGGGTTCACCAGATGGGTCGGCAAGGAACAAAGCGTTCAAAGCCCGCCATGCCAAGAACATTGCAAAGGGCAAGATGTCTGCGGCTTACTGGGCAGACAAAGTCAAATGGTAAGATTTCACAACAACTAGTTAGGAGCAATAATGCCAAAAGTAGGAAAGAAAGAATTTGCTTACACCCCGAAGGGTATGGCTATGGCTAAGAAAGAAGCCAAGAAGAGTGGCAAGCCAATGATGAAAGCAAAGCCAAAGAAAAAGAAGTAAATGACAACAGCAGCAACCGTCATTGACAAGACGCTGCGACAACTTCTATCTGGAACGGTGGAGGCGCGCAACCGTCTAACCACTACCCTTAACAGTTCAGCCACCAGCGTCGTGGTTGATTTTTCTGTTGAGGGTCTTCGTGCTGGACAGGTTTGTGAGATCGATTCCGAGCTCATGTACATATGGGCATCGGATACCAGCACTCGCACCCTGACGGTTCAACGAGGATTCAATGGAACCACCGCTGCTGCTCACACATCTGGGGCAATCGTTACAGTAAACCCAAGGTTCCCAAGAGCACAAGTCCTTGAGGAAATCAACAACGAAATCACCGACCTGTCCTCTCCGTCAAACGGTTTGTTCAAGGTGCAAACTCTGAACATTACGTACAACGGAAATGACAAGATGATTGACTTAACCGGTGCAACATCCGTTATTGACCTGCTGAGTGTTTCGGTTCGTTATCTAGCTGACGATTACCCAGTAGCTCGCAAGGCCAAACTTGTTAGGGATCTTCCAACTGATGACTATGCTTCCGGTTTTGCAATTAGGTTTGATCAGGGCGTTATGCCTGGTCGTCTTCGTGTTGTATACAAGGCTCCTTATACTGTCGCCGCAACAGAAGCAACAGACATCAACAGCACCTGTGGCGTACAGGACAGCGTCACAGACATCGTGACCATTGGTGCTCAGATTAGGTTAATGGCTCCACGAGAAATTAAACGTAACTTTGTTGAGTCGCAGGGTGATACACGTCGAGCTGAAGAGGTAGTGTCCGGCGCAATCACTAACTCTGTTTCTAACCTGAAGGCATTGCGGAAAGACAGAATCATTGCGGAGGCAGCGCGGTTAGCAAGAGCGTATCCGACATTCCTGACAAGGGAGTGATCGGTGACAAGCGTCCTTCGGTTCAATTCACCATATCGTCCAGCTCAACCATTCTTCACAGGAGCGCCGTCAACTAACTTGGTACCAGACATCTTCCCGATTGCCATCAACGGTCGACAATACATGATTGACCAGAGGGCCAACACGTTTACTCGTGGATTTGAACCACGTGTGCGTGACTCTGTTGACCAATCGACCACACCTGGCGAAGCAGCTATCAACCCTCAAGGTTTGTGGCGCAGAGGTGAAAGCTCTTGGCATCTTGGTGCTGGACAAAAGTATGCAGACACTGCTGACGCACAGGACTACAGGTTCTACACCAGCCAGGGAGTAGACCCATGGACCAAGGGACAGTTGACACTACTGAAAGGTGTTGCCGAGTCTTTGGATTCAGCAAACACAAACCTACCGATGGCCGTTACAGACACGCGCGTCTACGTTGTCGATGGTCAAACCTTAAAGTACTCAACCAATCCATTTGCTGCTACGCCAACCTGGACCACGGCAACTGTCGGTCTTCCAACAGGGCTTACTCCTCGCGACATAACGAGCGATGGTAAAAATGTTTACCTAACATACGCAGGAACTACCAGTGCATATGGTTTATGGAAGTACACATCTGCCGATGTGGCATCAAACGTTGCTTACGGACACGAGTTTGGATACGTGGACTTTGTCAAGGGATATTTTATTGTCACCGGGTTTGGTGCAAACGGGAACGATCTTTACTACAGCCCAGTAGGTAACGTTGCTGCACATGACTACGAACATCCAATTGCTGGATGGCAGTGGATTGGCTCCGCCTCTGGTCCAAACGCTATCTACATTGCCGGCTTTCTTGGAGACAGGGGTGCCATCTATAAGGTAACCATTTCTACCGCTGGAGTTTTGCAAACCCCTGTTGTTGCACTCGATCTTCCAGACGGAGAGATCCCAACCCACCTTGGCAGCTACTTGAATGGCGTTCTAATTGGAACAAACAAGGGTGTTCGCTACGCAACAGCAGACAACAACGGAGACCTTACCGTTGGTCCGTTTATTGCTACGGGTGCAAACGTCAATCAATTTTCAGCTGAGTCAAACTTTGTCTGGTTTACTTGGTCAAACTTTGCAGCCGGTTCTTCCGGCCTGGGAAGAATGGACCTGTCTACATTTGTGTCACCAAACCTGCCGGCCTACGCCTCTGACTTGATGGCCCCGGTAGCTGGAACCGTTACCTCTGTTGTTACCTTTAACTCCAAGAGATTGTTCTCGGTGTCTGGGCAGGGAGTGTACGCGGAGACAACAAGCTTCGTAGAGACCGGATACCTAGATACTGGAACCTACCGATGGGGCATCCCCGACCGTAAGTTTGTTGCCAAGTTTGACACCCGAACCGCTCCCCTGTACGGAACCGTAACCCCTTACATCTCCTCTGATGGCGGAGCCTTTACCGCAATGACAGCGCACACAACATCCTTGGCTACGGAATCGGTTGCTACCGGCCCGCAGGCAAAGTTCATTGAGGCGCAGTTCAAGCTTGAGCTTGATCGTGGGTCTACGACCACAGCCCCAACGGTTACCAGATGGATGGCTAGGGCCTATGCCTCACCAGCTAGAAGCCAAGTGTTCCGCGTACCAATCCTTATGCACCACAGTCAGACGGTCAAAGGCATTGAGTACTACTTTGATGTTGACGACGAAATGGCTCGTCTCAGGGACCTCGTCACAAATCCTCGTGTGGTAAATTATCAGGAGAACACGGAGACGTTTTCCGTGGTTGTTGAAGACCTGGAGTTCCAGGTAGTTGACGGCTACGAACAGAATTGGAACCTTGAAGGAACCTGTACTGTTACAATGAGATCTGTACAAGACTAGGAGAGTAAATGGCATACGCAGCAAGAAGGTCATACGCAGGTGCTTCTGCAGCATGCACCCTTACTAGCTCTATCAACTCGTCTGTTACCTCACTTGATTTAACGGGCACAGTCGCGGCATGGCCTGACACTGCAAACGGATCGTTCCATATGGTTATCGATCCGGGTCTTTCAACTGAAGAAAAGATTCTTGTTGGAGCTCGCTCCTCCGGTGCCCTGTCTTCGGTAACTCGTGGTGTCGACGGAACCTCTGCTTCGTCACACTCTGCTGGTGCAACTTGCTATCCAGTATTTACAGCAACAGATGCGGATCAAGCGAACAAGATTGTTTCTACACTCACAACCAAGGGCGACACTCTTGCAACCGATGGTTCGGCACTTAATCGTTTAGCTGTTGGAGCTAACGGTACCGTTCTTGCTGCTGACTCTTCGGCAACTAATGGTGTTGCTTGGTCTGCTGCTTATGCCACTCTTGCAAGCCCAGCATTGACTGGCACCCCTACTGCACCTACTGCTGCGGTAAGCACCAACACAACTCAGGTAGCTACTACTGAGTATGTTATGGCTTCGAAAGAAGACGATCAGTTCGTACTATCAATGTCCATTTTTAGTTAATGATAATCTAGGAGAACCATGGCAACTTTCAGCAAACAAAAATTCAGCGAATCAACAAACGGCAGGCAGATCAAGGTCGCCGCAACAGCTTCTTCCGGAACGCTTATTCACACAGCGCACGCAACTGCATTCGACGAGATTTGGCTGTATGCAGTAAACGATACGGCAACGGACCGACTCTTGACGATCCAGTGGGGTGGCACCACCGCAACAGATGACGACATCGAGTTCACCGTAAAAGCACAGAACGGTTTGTATTTGATTGTTCCTGGTCTTATCTTGACGGGTAGTGCAACTGTCCGTGCTTTCTGTGCTGCCGCAGCAAACGCTATTCAGATAAGCGGATACGTTAACCGAATCGCGTAAGGTACTAAGTGCCTAGGTTCAACCGAATAACATCAGGTGGTTCATCGGTAAGTGGTGGAAGTGCTGCGCCCAGAACTCATCGTAGTGGAACAAGCCAAGTTGATACCTACCGCCGTCTTGTTCGCGGTGCAGTGACTCCAACATTAGAATATCTTGTTGTTGCTGGCGGTGCGGGTGGTGGCGAAGAAGAAAACGACTCGGGCGGTGGAGGCGGCGGCGCTGGCGGTTTCCGAACAAACGTAGTTGGTGCAAGCTCTGGCGGTGGTTGCAGCGCAGAAGCGGCTTTTGTGGTTGCTGCTGGAACGCAATACACGGTTACTATTGGTGCTGGTGTAGGCGTAAACACAAACGGCAACTCAACTACCTTTTCAACAATTACATCCAGCGGTGGCGGTCGTGGTGGTTTGGGTGGCGGTCGTTCTGCTAGTTCTGGTGGTTCAGGCGGCGGTGGTGGAGCCAACGGCTCTGGTGCAGGCGGCGGAACTTCATGTCAGGGAAGTAGTGGTGCTGGTGAAGGCGGCAACCAAGCGGGCGGCGGCGGCGGTGCAGGCAACAGTTGGCCTGGCGGAAACGACAGGAACGGTCGAGATGGACAAATCACATCTATAACTGGTACATCACAATATATGTCTGCTGGAGGTGGCGGCGGTTGTAAGCCAGGATACGTTTGCGGAAACAACGGAACTGGTAGCGGAAACTACGGTAGTGGTGGAGCGGGAAGACGCGGTGGCGGTGGCGGTGGAGTTCAGGGTATTGTTGTTCTTCGATACCCAGACTCTTTTGATGCGGCTGCTGCAACAACTGGTTCTCCATCGGTTTCATTAACTGGTGGTTATAGAATTTACACATTTACAGGTTCAGGGAGTATCACTTTCTAATGGCATCTTTTGCAAAATTAGTTGATGGTGTTGTAGAACAGGTGATATTGGTTTCGGATGATGTGGTTGGTGACTACCCAGGCTCGGAACCAATCGGTAAAGCATTTATTGCTTCATTGGGTTTAGAGGGTTTGTGGATACAAACTAGCGACAATGGAACCTTTAGGAAACAATTAGCTGGACCTGAGTATACGTACGATGAAACAAAAGATGAGTTTGTAAAACCAAGAAGGTATGCATCTTGGTTATTGGATGACAACAACGACTGGCAACCTCCGGTTGTTAAACCAACTGATGCGTTTTATGATTGGAATGAGGAAACAACCAGTTGGGTAAAGATTGCTGAATTAAACGATGAAATCCCAGACAATTTTGTTGATTAGTTTTGGCTTCAACACCTAAACAACGTTTTGCTATTTGCGAAAGTTGCGAACGCTTTTTAAAACTAACTTCTTCTTGTAAAGAATGTGGTTGTTTCATGAGGGTAAAAGTTAAGTTCCGCAATTCTGAATGCCCAATTGGCTTATGGTCAAAAATTCCCGCTGGCTGATATTCGCACCAGTAGCACTGTTCGCGTTATTCGCGCAACCTGTTGACGCTGAACCAATACAGGGACTAGATACCACTTACTACACGATTGACGAGACACCACCCGTCCAATCCACCACCGAATACCCTGTCTGCGGTACTGAGTTAGAGAACAATATCAACCGTTCGTATGACGGCGAACCGTACGAAGAATGCACGAGCGACCTGTTCATGGTTCACATGACTGGGTTCATCGAGATACCTGAACACACCACCATTGAGTTCATGCTCGCATCGGATGACGGCGGAGAAATCACTATTGGCAACAACACTTGGGGTTACTGGCAAGACCAGGGTTGCTCTGCGATGATGTCGGGACAACTACAACTTCAGGCTGAGTTGTTACCGCTGGAACTGTGGATGTACGAAAACGGTGGGGGTTCCTGTGTAATGTTGGCTTGGAAGATCGACGATCAAGATTGGGAAATAGTTCCTGAATGGGCATTTACAACAACATCCACACCACAGACGACGACCAGTACTACTACTGTTCCGATGGAGACTGTGCCTGTCACGGACCTAGCTACTACGACGACAGTTCAAGAAACAACTACGTCGAGCGAACCGGTTACTACAACTTTGCCGATGGTGTCCACCTCGACCTCGGTTGAGACCACAACCACCACAGAATACGTAGCACCACCAGTAGCGCAGCCACCTGTACTGGTTGATCC